GACTACGAGGAATATCCGCTCGCGGAACCATCGCAAAGTCGTGAGTACTAACAGACTTGTTGTGAAACATATATTCTCCAGTTAAAAAAAAAGCACCCCAAAAGGGGTGCAAGGGTCATGAGGACTGCAAAACATCCTTACCGCGAACAAGCACCAAAGGTGCTTCTTCGGCTACAAATGTACCACTATTATCGTCAAATTGACCTAATAGGTACAAATCAAAATCATCAGGATGCTTATTAAGCTGATTATCAGCTGCAGAGCGATTAACCTCGTCTGTAAAGTCACGAATAGCAACATTACGATGAGGAACAAAGAAAGGACGGTTGAAAACATCCGCGGCGCGATCTTTAACAGAAACAATGAATTGCAACATTTGAATGACCTTAAATAGTACGTTTTGATTGATTTGAACGGGATAGACTCACATTGGCGCGAGCTATCTTACGGACTGGCAGATTCTCGTACATAGTACGTTCTGCGTCCATGTCGGCCCTTGCCGACGATCGAAACTGCATGTCAAGTGCTAAATCTGACCCTAACTCCTTCAACAAAGACTTGTAATAACGAGGAACTGGAGCTTTGCTGCCCTGAGCAGTTACCACTCCAGCGTGAGGGAAAACATCGGACATAAAGTAATCACTAAACCATGAACCGCCAATGCCCTGGCCGCGCATGCGTCCCTTAGACATTAACATAAATTCAGGATTTGGCAAAACAATTTCACCTGTTTCAGTATTCGAATACAACGGCATCGGAGATGCGTTGGGCCCCTTAATCTTTTTCAAGATGTAACGGGCAATGTATGCTGCAGACTCGAAGTTAAGGGCTCCGATAAGGTGGTTCCCTTGAGGCCAGAGCTTGCTCGCTCGAACACTAGTATAAGTCCTATCACCGCCAGAACGACCAAAAGGCACACGATCAGCGTGCCAATCCACTCCAAACAATGCAATATGAAAGTGCGGACGTCTTGAAACATCGCCGTATTCTCCTGAAGCAACATAACGGAACTTATAACCTGCCTTACGCATACGCTTAAAAAACTTTTGCAAGTCAGCTTTTACCAACTGCCCGTGCTCGGGTAAATGAGCGTCATCATACGTAAGGTTGAGCATACAAGACACCTTGTGCATCTGTTGCTCGTGCGTTATACGGATAGCCCACTCTCTCGAATAAGCTAGCCTGCATTCCACACATTGGCCGCATTTGATAGGCCCCTGTGAAGGGTGTGTCCAGATCGAGGTACACATTAGGCCTTAAAGACGGATTCCGCCCCTCATAGGAGCAGCGACAATGTTAGCCTTCTGGGTACGACCCATATGACTACGAAACTGCTTAGCACTTGAATGCTTATGAACGCTTGAACGATGAAGAGGTTTCATGATGAACTCCATTAAAACAGATAACAAAGAAGGTGTCAATGGGCACAGTTACATCAAGTAGTTTACTGTGCCCGCGCCACCAGGCTTAGCAGCTATGACGCTGCCCCGTCGGCTTTCGCCGACTCCGCAACCTCAGGAGGGACGTCCTTTTGTTTGGCAGTATGAACAGCCAGACCAAGGCGCACCGCCTCCTCAGAGTTGTCGGGATTAGCGAAAAACTCCAAGAATTCTTGTGGAGAATTATGGAATCTCGCACGTACTTTTGCGTCCATACGCATAAAGTTCTCATCGGCCTGGCGAACAACGTTCATTGCCGATTGGAAATCAAAAATACCTTCGTAGTCAGCATATTGAGGCATAGACGAAGGTGTAGGAATATGACCGGTCTTCATAAAACGGTCAACAATATTATTAATATCAGACTCTTCAGCAAATTGCTGTTGAGTCAAAGAGGGATCAAAACATGACAAACCAGTTTCATCAGAAACTTTAGACATGTCATAGTTAAAAGGGGTACGAAGAAAAACAGACATAAAAAACTCCAAATTAACGTGGACGGATAAGAGCTTTCAAAAGCTCTACAGCTGGTCTAAGTTGACCAGCCTCTCTACCAAAATTATCAAACTGCTGAGCAGCAGCAACATCGAAACCTTTAAGTTGAGCTTCAGCAAGAGTTAAATACCTTTGAGCTTCAGCAAGAAATTGCTTAGAACTCATATAAGGAATCTCAGCTTTAAGTTTATCGGCAGTAGCACGATACATATCGCCTTGAGCTCGAGATGATAATCCCTGAGCATAATAAAGATTCTTTTGCTCAATAATAGTATCAGTTAAAGCTTTAATACGGGCTTCATCAGATTTAAGATTAGTTATCTCTTGCTTAACTTTACCAACAGTTTCAGTTACCAATTCACGCTGAGCATCATTAAGCTTAGCCATAGATTGCTGTGAAATAGATTGTGACTCTTTCAAACGTGTATCAGACTCAATTCTTTCGCCCTCACGTTGAACGTTATAAGCAGAAGCATAATCCCTTGAAGCATTTTCATAAGGATTAACATACTGGTATTGCTGACCAGTAGGAGCATTACCAGGGGATTGAGAATAAGCAAGCATAGGATTTAACCCAGCAGCTTGCATATCCTTAACTTGCGTCTGGTATCTAGTTGCATACTGCTGAGCCGAAAACTCATTAGCAGATTCAGCTGCTTGTTTTCGAGCTTCATTAGCATCGAAACCGCCACCAATAGAGGCACCTAACATAGCGCCAGGCATGCCCCCAAGGGCATACCCAGCAGCACCTCCCAAAATACCAAGAATATTAGCCATGATCAGAAATGATCAATCAAACCAGGCACAGAATACATCGGCAACGGACGAGCTGCATTAATATTAAAAAATGCATCAAGCAATAACTGCTGTCCATTAGCCGCAGCACCAACAGCCAAGTTGCGTGACAACGGAGGGGTATCCTGAATAAAAGTAGAGTTCAGGGTAGGAAGAGAAGTAAATTTCTGAGCATAGTGCCATGGATCAATAGTACCTGCAGAAGTAGATCTAAAAAGTCCAGTAATCTCAGAAGGGTTGTAACGGTATTCGGCCCAACGCTCTTGATAACCAAAAACCTGTGAATCGGTTGAGCCACCCGTAACGTAAATCTCCTTATTAAGGATCGCTTGTTCACCAAGCATCGCGAAAGCCGGGAAATAATAATCATAACGAGTAGAACGAGACCAATGACGACGCAGACCTTGCTGGTACGTCAAATCAGCACGGACACTTACAAGTCCAATAACATAGCCGTGCTCAACAAAAGACTGAGTAAAGCCATGGCCAGGAGCCAAATAAGTACCCATAGCGGCGAGATTACCCAAAGGTGTAGTCTGGCCCGTTGCACCCGTGCCAGAAGTCTGAGCAATAGGAGAAATATTAATAGGAGTAGAACCGCCGCCCAAATATTCAGGGCGCTGGAGGCGAGCATCTGGTGATTGAACACCAAAATGTGCTCTAAGGATTTCAGTGTATCGGGTTCCACCACGAGCATCCCTTTCAAGCAGCTTCTGAATTTGGAAAGATTGACGCAACTGATTAATAGTTGCAGCAGTAGCAGATGACAAATCTGCATAAAGTTGAGTCTGGTTAGTTGCACCAGACGTCATAGACGTATAAGAAGTACCATTTTTCTTGGCAATAATGGTATTTCCATTAGCGTCATAACCTACAACAGCAGGTTGACCAGAATAATTAGTATAAGTAGTTCCATCTGTTTTCTGACCCAAATTAATAGGTGCAGACGTTCCTAGAGGGAGCGTAACAGCTGTGCCACCTTTTTGTGGCCATGGTAGCGCCCCAGTGAAATAATCATGACGCTTGCCACGTCGAAGGATTGTGTAATTAGTAGCGGGGGATGCGTCCGGCCCATCACCTCGATCTTCAGTAACGGAATTTTGAAGGTTTTGATCACGGAACCACTCGTTATAAATCAAATTATATGCACGTATCGGTAAAGCACTATGCGAGACGGTGTTGCCGGCAGTGACCTGGCCGACAGTAGGAAGGCCGAAATAATCTTGGAGCGAACCAACTGCGTATCCGCCAGCTGGAGACACTTGTTGAGGGATTGAGTATGAAATGCTATCCGAGGGATTATCCTGCTCACCCATGAATTTGACCCAATTCGTCCATACGAGACGGTTAGGGACAAAGAAAAAGAACGAATCCAAATGTAGATTATCCATGACCGGGAAAAGAGGCGTAGCCAAGCGGCCAAACATCGTGACGTTGACATTAAACGTATCACCAGGCAGTACCTCCTCACACATAATAGGAACAAGATAACCAGAATCGAAAGTTGTCTTCAATGTCTTTTGCATTGAAAAACGACTACGAGGAATATCCGCTCGCGGAACCATCGCAAAGTCGTGAGTACTAACAGACTTGTTGTGAAACATATATTCTCCAGTTAAAAAAAAAGCACCCCAAAAGGGGTGCAAGGGTCATGA